AGTTGCTGATTTTGTTGCTTCTCTCTCGCCCATTCGTTTTTTGCCTTAGCAAGCTCCTGCGCCTTAAACTGAAAACCGCGCTCAAGATTCTTAATCGCTGCAGCCACCGCCTTTGGCACCTTGCCAGAAACTGACCCTATCTTTACTTCCTCAATCTCTTCTTGAGTCTTGGCATCACCTGCTTGCTTTGATGCTTCTCCGGTTACTTTTTCACTCAGAGTTGCTTGTGATGTTTCGCTCGACGTTCCTGCGGCCCCGCCGCTTGCGCCTGTTTCAACTGTCATGGATATTTTCCCCTTTTAGTTTCTTTCACTTCAAACAAGACCTAAAGCCGAAGGCGCAACGCCAGCAGGATTAGGTGCATTTAAGTTGTTAGGATTTCCGCCCATAGCCTTATCACCCAACTTTTCTACCGGATCTACAGGCCCCATGGGTTGAGCCTCGCCGCCTGCAGGAGGAGGCATAGGCATTTCTGGCGGCATCATTTGTGGCGGCGCAGGAGGTTCACCAGCAACCTGGCTCCAAAGCGGATCTTGGGTCTTATATAGCTGCATGTGCTGATCGATGTGATTAAGCGCGTTTGCAACTATTGCAGAGGCTTTCTGATCGCCTTGTTGTGCGGCTTTTCTGATGTATGGATCGTTAATAACTATCGTGTGCTCCTGAATGTCTAGCAAGTGCGGATCAGATACCAGAGCCGAAACAGGCTCCCCGTCCATGAGTGCTTCGTTTTCCGCATGAATCCTATCAAGCTGAGACTGCTTGCCTTGGTATAGAGGCTCAATAGTTCCTGCAGTCATCGCGGTTATGTATTCCTGCGGAGTAGAGATCAAACCCTTATCAAGCAGGGTGTCGGCAATGTGTAGCTTGCCCGACGTCGTTCTTGATAGAGGATTGCCAACCTCTAGGATAACTCTCTGCACATTTTTTAAATCATCTCCCTTGAAAGACTGCATGGCGTGCTTATTCATCTTGCCTGCCATTGCAACCATGCGCTCGGTCTTTGCGAAGGTTGACAAAAGCTTGACTATGAATGTTCCCGCGTCTTCGTACAGGTCAACCCAAGACTGCTGAAATAGCGATGCGAATTGAAGCGTGAGAGACTGCAAAAGAGACATTGCAACGCCTGACATGTTGTACTCGGGATTTCCGCGCACCACTGAGTTAACGCCGCTTGTGGTTTCCATTGATCTCTCAATTAGCTCCAAAAGCTTAAAGAGCGTATCTGGAACAGGTGAAAGATTGATAGCCTTTGGCTCCCCTCCTGGAGGGACCTTCATAAAGACAAGCCCTTTGGCTATCATGTCTTTTGAGATGTTAGATCCTTCTGGCGTCGCGATGATGTTAAGCCCTAGAGCTTGAATGTTTGAGAAAATAATAGAAATGACGGTGTTATAAGCGTCTTGAGCGCCGATAATATCGTCAAAATCCGTATATCCATCGGTCGAGTCAATCATTTCGCCCGGAACGATTCTAAACACTGGCAAAGCATCGTAAGGGATTGGTCCATCGTAGGCAGTGATGCCATCAGACAGAGCGAGCAAGTAACGGCCGCTTTGCATGTAGTCGGTTCTAAGATGAAAGAATTTAATTACCTCAATCATTGCGCCCGATGTTTCTGGGCTTATCCTTCGACCTCCGAAATTGAACCAACGCTCTCGCTCTTTTTCTGCAATCGATGGGATGGCTAAGATTCTCTCTGCAATCTCAGGGTGTCTTGCTGCAAGATCGTATTTGTTTTGCAGCAGCGCCACTGCAACCCATTTGTTTTTACCCCAATCAGAAATCAGCTCATCGGTCATCACCTGCCAAGGATAGGGGTTTGAAATCTCAACATCTCCCTCATAAACGATCTTTGTTAGAGGCTCGCCTTCTTTTCCTACTGCTGGCTGTCCATCGGCTGAGGTTACAGCTTGCCTAGCGTAGGGCCTCCCGGCTGATGGTTCCCACTCAACCATGACATGACCGCGCCTAAAAACCTGCGACTGCTCGGCAGCTTTATACATGTATTTGCCGATTTTCTTTTCCTTGTGAAAAGCGTCCATGATGTTATTGGCAAGCCTAGCCTGCTGAGTCGATACAGCATCGGAATTCACTGCACGACAATCGAATGAGGGCTTTTGATTCACAGCTAGAACCAAAATGTTTTTCACCAAGTTGCGATAGTGATTAATGGCAAACCCAGCTAGATGACCGTTGTCTCCCATCCTAACGATGCCCGATCCTTCTTGCTGTTTTCCTTTTTTGAAATGGTTTCCATAAAACCTATCGTAAGCAAGCTGCCATTGTCGCCACTGACCGTTGTCGTACAGTCCGGCCCGATGGTTATGAAGCCTATCGAATAGGGTTTTGGCTAACTCCTCAGCCGGTCTTGCTGCAAAATATTGATCGCTCAAGGCTCACTTTCCTTTCAGAACGGTCTGAACATATCGGCTAACGCCTGTTCATCCGTTTTTTCGGAGCCTGCTAAGTCTTCGGGGATGTGATGTGTGGAAACGCTAACTCCCATATTTGCGGGATACGGGTTTCGCGTGGTGACGACTGTTCTATTAAAATAGATTGCCGCCGCAATTGCGTCAAGGTGCTTAAGTTCGTTATCTTCTGAACGTGAAAAGTCCTGATGCTTTTCATCTCGCCATTGTCCGACTCTAAGCTGTCTTCTTAAAACCTTGCACCTACGATCGATCTTAAGCTTGCCTTGCTGAATCCTGCGCCTGAGCGCCCTTATTGCAGCGTGCTTATCTGACTTCTCGGGAAGATAAACTGAATATTTCTCGGTTACAACCATATCAACTAGCACTTGTTTGTCCGCGTCAAGCACTCGCCTGTAAGGAGTTGATCCTTTGCCATAAAGCGCGGCTTCTTTCTCTTTGGCACGCTCGGCTATAACCTTAGTTGTTTGGCAGTTCAAAACTAGCTCATCTTCGATCACCACCCAGTCATTCATGAAATCGTGATAACCGAATAGTAAAACCGTGTTGTCGTCAACTCCGTTGTCTCCGCCCACGTACCAATCAAAAAACTCAGGGCGCTTGTAATCAGAAGGAAGATCTACAATTTCGTCAGTGTACTCTGGAACAACTACTTTATCTGGGTTTTTGATTCTCTTGCACAGTCTCTCTCTTTGCCATGCCATTGACTGCTCGCCACCGCAGTCTCTCTTAATCTCCTCTATGCGTTCGCCTGAAAGCGATTCGTTATCAAAGATAGTCTTTTGAATGAACCGCCCGTCGTTTTCAGCTTCATCGGCGTAAAGGTAGTAAAGATGCCCCATGTCTTCTGGTGGGGTAGAAGTGAATATGAACCAACCGGCTGTGGTTTCGAGCTGAGGCTTTAAAACCTCATCTACGATATAGCGGGCGTTTCTCCAAGAACCGAACTCATCTGCAACTATGATATTGGCGTGCGGGCCTCGCGATGATTCGCCGCGATCTTCATTAACTCCACGAAGGTATAAAATCGACCCATTAGGATGAATATACCTAGAGCCTTTTTCTCGCCACCGCATCGTCTTGTGTTTTGGGGCGTTTTCCTGAAGCTTATTCATGGCAGGGATCACGATCTCATGGCACTGCTCTTTCCACGGCTCGCACCACCTGCAAATCCATCCAGGGTTAGCGTTCAGTGCTTCAACCACGAAATCAAGAATGGTTGTGGTTTTTCCGAACTGCCTTGCGCATTCAATATGCGGGCGCTTTGTCTTATGGATCAGCTCATAGATTTCAAGCTGACTTGGTCGCAAGTGCCAAGCCGCTATGACTCCATGCTCCCATAAGGTTTGCCTAGCTGTGTTCTTTAAAATAGCGCAAGCCCCCAGCCAACGGAGCACGCAACTGCAAGCACCGAAATGATTATATGATTAGTCTTTTGCTGATCTTTCAAAGCGCAAATAATTTTATCTTTAGTCTCAAGATGAATTACTGCTTGTTTAAGCTTGCCATCGGAACTCTGAGCCTTGGCTTCTGAGTCATTAGCTGCTGTGTTTAGAATATCAATCATGCCGATTAACTTTGGCATTTGATTTAGCATCAAAGCACCGATCTCACCCACGCGATCAGATGCTTGCCAAGAGGTATGATTAAACCAACGCCTAAAATCTTTAAGCTCTTTTTCAGTCACTTGTAGTCTCCATCTCCGAAATCATCTCGCCAGTGCTGCTTTTGTCGCTCATGCTTTTTCTTCTTTGCTTCTTCTCGGTGAATCTCCGAGCGCTTGGCTCCTTCTGGAGGGTGCTTCGTGCGCCAGTAATGCCCCGCTATGTTTGAAACAAGTTGTTTAAGTTCTGATGATCCGCATGTCGGACAATCAGTATTATCGCCACTCTTTATTATCGCCTCAAATTCCTGCTCGCACTTTCGGCATTGAAAATCCCTTATTGGCATCCTACTTCCCTTCCCTTGCCTTTCGGATGAGATCAAGGAGCTGGTCGGTTGCCATCGAGACTTGAGATTGATTGATATTTACAGCGGAGGAATCAGATTCCTTGAACATTCCAAGATGTTTTCCAAGAAGCTCAAGCGCTTTTATTTTGTCGTATAGCTTAAACTTTCGAGAGCCTCCGTACTCTGAAACGCTTTCCGAAACTTCTGCGACACATGCCCCATCGCCATCGCTCAGCCCATCGGAGTGGTTCAACTCAACACCACTAGGCCCCCACGTGGCAAACTGCTTCATATTAGAAAACGCCACCCGAGCTAACTCAAATATAACTCGATCTTGTGTTATCTGTGTTCTCACTGATCGCTCTGATATCGCCGCTTGTATAGCCTCTTGAATGTCCGGTTTTGACAATGTTTCCGATCCTATCTGTCTTGCTGAGTTTTCGCTGTAACCTGCACGAATAGCGGCCCTGGTAGCATTAAGGTCGACAAGATATTCCCTGACAAAGGCTTTTTCTTTTTCGGTAAGTTCTTCAAAGTTATCGCTCACCTAAAACCCCCGCCGAGCGAACTCATGATAAGAGTCTCAACCTTTTCTTTTACTTCTTTTATGGCTTTCTCGTTTCGAGCTTCCGACTCTCTTTGCGAATCGGATAGAGCCTTGGCCTGGTCTTCATGAGATCTGTCACTAACGATATTAACGCACAGTGCGCAAAGCGTAAAAAGAAGGCCTGCGACCTGTGGCCACGAGTCACGCG